GCGGATAACTGTACAATATCTGCATCGCTTACGTTTTTTATTTCCTTGTAAGCCTTTTTAAAAACGTTGACAACTTTGGTTCGCTGTGCAACAGATAAGCGGTTTAAGTCAATTTGGAACTTTAAAATTTCCTTAAGTATGCGCTTATCAATCTTCATCCTTATACCCCAACATTTCCATTGTGATCATTGTGGTGTATCCTTGCAGGGTAGCAACCAAGTCACCATACGTTACTCCGTCATCCTTCGCTTTTTCTATTGCATCCGCAATAGATTGTGACAAAACACGGTTAATTTCTACATATTCTACAGTCTGAGGAAAATTGATGACACGCTTATCGCTCATTATAACTCCGACATAGCACCGCGTTCGCTGTCTTTGTCCGCATTGGGCGGATACATACCAGCTCGCTGGAAGTTGTAAAATAATGTATCATAACTTATACCGCCTTGTATATATGCGCTCATTAATGCGGTAATTTCTTGCGAAGTTAATTTTGCTGGCACAAATTCGCGGTTTAAACGAAATTCAACGTTTTTAGCATCTTCACCTGACCACATTGTTGCCCATTGCAGCGCTTTCAAAATACCGGCTTCGCAGGTTGAAGCAATATCTGCAAGTACAGATTCCTCGCCGCTTTGCCGTCTTGCAACAGTGCCCTCACTTTCAGCAGTCTTTTTAACATCCTCCAGCATACGAGCACCCAAAACCGCCATCATGCGCTCTTTTTGTTCCAGGTTTGCCAACAATGCTTTAAATTCGCTTTTAACTTCAATAAATTCCGCCTTAGCTTGGTTATCCTTCAACCTGTTTGCAGTTGGGCCACCTACATAAATTACACCAGGATCGTCACTTGTGTATAAGAACAATGTCGGTAGGCCGGACAAAAAGCATCCACGTTCATACGCCGACGCTTGTCTGTAATGATGATAATTCATTGTAATTAAATCAATCAATGGTGGTTCTGTAATTGTTGGATCTAAACTATCCGCCCCGACAAATTGAAACGGTATGAATCTTAATGGCTTGTTATCCATTTTTGGTTGATAAGGTGCTTCCTCATTTGTTATTTTGCCGTTACGGTCTAGCTTTGCCTTAATCTGCGAATAACCGGTTTTATCTAGTAGCAAAATCAGCGCATCTTCGTCACTGAGCTTTAATTCAACCCGTGTTAGGATTTCAACTCCATTTTCAATGTCCAGTTGCCAATCCAAAATATCAACAGCATTAAACAATTCCAAGTAAGGTCTTGCAGCAAGTGCTCCCGCTTGTGTTAAGTCTCCAGACGTATCTGGATAGTCAACTAAGATACCCGCGCGAGCGGTTTTAAGCACTTGCAAAACAACATCTTTGGAAAATGCTATTAAGCTTTTTCCGCCATTGTTTATGTTCTCTTTAAAAATATCGTTTACTTCCATCACAGGGTCTGATCGAAATATCATGCCTCGTAATGCAATAATCGTTCGCCACGTTGCACCAAACCACGGCGTCATTTTTAACCTTGTTAAATAATCCTTCGCAGCCTCACCTTTTAACTTTGGTAAATAATCAGGGCCTTTAGCGTGAACAAAGCGTTCTCCCGCAGCAGCGTCTTCACACATCTGCCACACAGGCAGCATTTTCTTATAATCTTTATGCATCACAAACCTCCAGAAATTTCAACGCTACTATCACCCATTCCGCCTATTGTAACAGGATAATCGTAATCTATAAAATAACGAACTGCTGATATTACGTGTTGCGAATAGCTTTCCTCTTCCATAAACGTTGACCCTTTTTTAAATTCGCATGTTAAAAATCCATCATGTATTGTTGGCGCAGTATCTGGATTTACAAATAAAAACCGCTCATTATAGCTGTTTGCAATTCTGGCCCGCACCGCATTTTGCCCATCCCTTATTGAACGTGTTGAGTTTTTAACCCGCCTCTCTGGGTTCCAGCCGTTTTGTTTTAGATGGGATTCGATTGTTAAATAGTCTGACAAGTGCCCATGCTTTTCGCCAGCACGACCAGACGGATCGCCGTATATAACCACAGTTCTATTCCGGTGATCCTTAAACCGCTCGACAAATTCCATCGCGGCTTGTTGTGCAATAGCAGAGGTTAGAATAATTTCACCGACAATAAAAACACCTTCCGCAGTAAGCCCATCAACTTCAATTTTTCGCTTTACCGCGATCCCGCTAGATAACGGTGAATAATTAAAATCATGGAACCAACAAATCTGCTCATGTTCTTGCAGTGTGGAATGGGTTATATTTCCAGAATTGTAATCTTCATAAATGCGTCCTGTAGCGGTTTCAAAACTAGCTTCAAATTCTTGCGCGAATTGTTTCTTACTCATGCGCTTCTTTGCTGCCGCAATAACGTCCGGCGGTAATATGTCAGCGGATTTCCAATGAAACACCTTAGAATCAGGATCTGCACCACTTTCTGCATTTTTAACCATTTTATAGTAATGGTTAAGACCATCCGGCACGCCTAAAAACCAACACCACGGTCTGTACTCTGGTCTACGCGGGTCTACAGTATTAAGAGCTGGTAGAATGTTAAGATTTAAAGCGTCCTCAGAAACGTCCGCAATCTCGTCAATTCCACCACCTGTCCAGTTAACGCCCTCAATCCGTTTCGCCTCGTCTAATCCAAGAACCTCAATAGTCGTACCGTTTGGCAAAAATAATTTAAGTTCGGTTTCAGACGGTTTTTTGGGATGAAAGTCTGAAAAGGTGAGCAGCTTTAAATCATTCCAGAATATCCGCTTTGCTTGTCCTCGTGTCGGAGCTCCTGCAAAATACTGTTCATTCGGTTTAGACATCGCTTCACGTGACACGAACCGTTTAAACCGCTCAGTCTTACCCGAACGACGCCCTGCTGGTACTAACGGAAACCGCACTCCGTTTGGAACAGCATTTACAAGCTCAATTTGAACAGGGTGCTCCTTGAGCGGATACCAGCGAGCAGCGTGTCTGTCAAATATAAGCTTATTCATTAAACAGGCGCTTTTTCAGAGAACTCTTTAAAAGCTTGGATTAATTTATCTGTTTCATTGTCTGCAGGCGCAGCAGTATCCAAGCCGAGTATTGCGGCAAGTTTCGCAGCAGCAGCAACCCGCGAAGCGTATGGGCCACGCTGTGCAGCTTCGCGCAGTACGTTTAAGACTAGCGCTTTGTCGCTTTCTGTAGTCTGGCTGTCCTTACGTTGATATTCAGCGATTTTTTGCTGCACGTAAGGTTCTTGCATAAACTTTCTAGAAAATTCTTGAGCAAAAGAAAACTGGAAGCCGACACGCAAGCACGCTTGCAGCTCATCGTAATCTTTAAGATACTCCTGTACAAATACATCGCGCAGAACCTTTTCGTTTGGCGAAATATAAGCAGGAGCAAATAAGTTATTGAAAAAATTGTCACTCACAATAGTTACATTTTACAGACAGCATTCTAGATACTGTACAGTATAACGCAACTTCCCGACAAAGCAAATTAAATTGTCACTTTTCCACTTTCCAAAAGTTTCCACATCCACAAATGGGCAAACTGTTCAAAGTCTTCGTGAGCTATCTCACAACGTACAGGACTATGCGCTTGACCACAGTGATAAACCAAGTTCGCTTCCAACAATACCCGCCATTTGCGCTTCCCGTTTTGCCTAAAAATAACAATCGGTCTACCGCCAAACTCTTTCGACGCGATGCAACATTGTTTCCACCATTCGTTCAAGTTAAGTTGTTCTTGCCGTTTAACTTCGATACACAGACCAAACGGATTTGTTATATCGGAACCGCCAACAGCGGATTGATTTTGATTACGTTGGAAAACTGGTTTATTCGGAGCAGGTGTATCCAATTCGTCCAAGACGTTCCACAAAATAGCATTCAACCAATCGCAAACTTCGCGTTCGCCACTTTGTCCTTTTTGTCGAATATTAATACCCATTTAATCCTCTATTAAATATTTCAATCTTGCGACAAGTTTATTAACAAACCATCCTAGAGTTTCAAAGAAACAAATAGCGGGAACGCTTATTGGCCAAAATACCGCAAACACAAAACAATCGTCCAGGTCTAATTCACTGCCCATTCTAAAGCACTTTGTAACCGGTAAAACAAAAGCTAGATAGACAATTAACCATAAAAATGTTTCCATCATTTAACCTCCGAGTGTGACTGTAAACGCTGTTCTAAAGCCAACCAATGCCAAGCAGCAACAATTGAACCATTTTTATCTACCAACTTGAGCCCGTTGCAATCATTATAAATTTCGATATTTATACCAAACAATCGGTCAATTGGACAAGAGCTATATTGTAAAGCATTGCAGCCAACGTCTAAAGATTGGATATAGTGAAAAGCAGCAGAACTAGATACAAAGTGCAGCTCGTCCGCTTTACCGTTTATCCAGTCCTGTTCCAAAACCTCACAATAAATTTCGTCGAGTAATTTGTGCATATTATCACTTTCCTAACCATATACCAAGACAAAGTGCAAGCAAATACAAAGCAGAATATCCAAATTCTACCAATTCTTCACACATTAGCGTTTTCTCCCAACTGGTAATTGCGAAAACAGTAACGCTTCCAACATTAAGGCCCTCAGCGCTTGTTTTCGCGTGTCTTCATTCGCAATGCTTCTCTACGTCTTGAAATTAACCTACCCGCCGCAATTGCTTGTGCTTTGCGTTCTTCGAAAGTACCTCTACGTCTTGCTTCACCCATATCATTCTCCAATAGACTGTAAATTATTTTACAGTCTATTAATTAATCAATTAATTGTTGCCATTCCCATTCCCATTACCAGTCTGAACACAAATTGCCTGAGTGCTTCAATTGCATCTATACATTCTATCCCACCTTGGGTATAATGTGCAGGAGTGTTCACTTCATCAGTCATTTACTATCTCCACATTAAATTCTAATAATTTGTGTGCATCAAGATAATCTAGTAAATCTTCCTCAAATTCTTCATTATCTAAAATATGAGTAGTTAATGCTTCATTACTGAATAAATCTTTATCTACTAACCACAATTGCTCTTCTTCCGTAATAGTTTTTTCTACTTTAATATTGTATATCACTTTCATTTTTTCTTCCTCTGGGTAATATTTCACTGGTGTAAATACTCATAGCATTTGGCGATGTTGTAAAAATCCTCTAAAATTCCCACTCCAATAATTATCATTCCTGTCCTTATGTGTAATCCCTTGTATCCATTC